CATTATGCTTACTTGCTATTTTTTGTAGTGTTGTCAATGGTTAGTTGTTTCTTAGTTCTATACTTTATTAAATTTTTGCCTCCTACTTGAAACCCTACATTGTTAAGTATTGACTTAAATAATATAGGAGATTCGTGACTTGTAGGTTTATATCCTAAACTCATTTCTTTTACCTTAGCTACATAAAGCCTTGTGTACATCCAAGCGTCAGGACTTGCTATATACCTATGGCATATTAAAAAATCATCACAGCGGTTTCCATTCACGGCACCTCCCTCACTATCTCCTATTGTCGGAGGAGGGGTCATTCCACCATATTCGTGATTAGCTCCGTGTTTACGGCGCAATGCTTCGGTCACTGCGTGGGCGCATATCCAAGTAGATATATTGTGTTTTCTACAGAATATTCTTATATCAGATAAGCATTCATAGGAATATTCATAACCGTTTGTGTTTCTTAAATCTTTTTTAAGAGAGTTTATAGGATCAATAAGTAAGCCGTGATAATCCCAAGCATCTTTTACTTTAGTAGCCAACTTTAAAAGTTGTTTATAGGTGTATTGTTTGTTAATGTCTACAAACTTAAAATGATTATATACAAACTCTTTTGATTCTTCGTAATCTTTTTCTTCTATTTTGTTTATTGGTTTACCCTCTATGAACTCTATTAGTTTTTTAATAAGTTGTACAGGATCGTTTTCTGAACTAAACACTAACCATCTTATATTGTGTTTAAGAGAGTATAGCAACATAAGATAAAACGTAAAGTGTGTCTTACCTACATTGTTATGACCTAATATAAAATTCATATTACCTGCTACAAACCTAAAGCTAGTGTCTATTTCTTTGTGTCCTAGCTTTAAGGCTTCCTTGACTTTACCATTACGGAAGTCGTTTAATTTGTTTATATGGTCTGAATAGTTTATAAGCATAAAAAAAGGGGGTCGCTAAACCCCCATATAATTAAAATGGTAAATCATCTTCTCTGTCTGGAGCTTGGTCGTGTGTGGAGACCTCCTCTTTGTACTCTCTAACTCTCCAACCTTGTAAGCTAGTAAAATATAATACTTGCTTATTAGCGTTAGTCCACTCTCTACCTCTTACGTTGTAGAACACTTCTACATTGTTTCCTACTTTACAAACAGGATCATCTAAAAGTCCTACGTTGTTTTGTGTGAAATCAAGAGCCACTACCTGTGGATATTTATCCATTGTTTCAATAATTAACTTTCTTACTCTAAAGTTTCCTTTTTCTTCTACTTCTGTTATTGTTTTTACTTTTCCTTTAATTGACATTTTGTTCATTTTTATTTGTTTAAATATACTCTATTGTGTTTTGGTACTCTATTATACCTTACTCGTTCTCTAAGTCTGTCGATGTTTGTGTCATCTATAAGTTGATTTTCTAAATCGATAATCTTGTATTTATACTTTACCAGTAATCTCATAGCCTCATCTATCTTATGAACTTCTTCTCTATAACTTTCAAATATTTGATTGTGTATTACCATAATCTAGCTTATTATCCAATTATAGAAGTGTTTAGCATCTTCTACGACACTTACTCTATCTGACTGAGGTCTACCTGCGTTAAACTCAGCAGCAGCCTTTAAACACGCTAATTTAGATATTGTTACATCTTTACTAGGTGCAGCTTGAGGAGGCGTATAAGCAAGACGAGCTGTTCCATATTGTTTGTTAGTAACCTCGTATTCTACTTCGTCTCCTACAGATTTTTTAAATGTTTTAGATTTTCCTAAAAACTGATAACTTTGACCATCGTCAAATGTTACTTGGAATTTGTTGAATGTGCCAGAACTATTTGACCATTCTCCTTTTTCTTGAATAAATTTAATTTTTCCTTTCATAATAATTTAATTGGTTTTGTAATTGATTAATTTTTTCAGTCATAGCTTGTACTCTTTGATAATACAATTCTATTAACTGATCTTTTGGTGTTTCCATAAATATTAATTTTATATAAAGCTACAAAAAAATATTTAATATAACCAAATGTTAAGAAAAAAAAAGAGCCTTACCGAAGTAAAGCCCTCTAAAAACAAAGGAAAATTTAGGAATATTGTTCTATTAAATCTTTAAGATCTTGGTCAGTAAACTTTTTTATTTGTCTTGACATAGCTATTAATTCATCAGCTGTACCCTCTCCGTATGTCTTGTCAATGTATTTACCCATTATATAGTTTTGACCTGCGTGAAAGCCATTGCAGCTTTTACATTGAACGTGTACGTTTTGTGGATTCCATCGTGTAGCGTAGTGTCTTCTAGATACAAAGTGTCCTGCATCTACTTCTTTCCAATGTTTAGGTAGAGCATCGTTACAAGTAACACATCTTACCATTCCCTCCTTAGCGTGTCTTGTTCTAATGTAGATACTAAATACTTTATCTAGTTTTTTTACTAAACCCTTTCTACTGATCTTTCTTGGCATACTTGTAAGTTACAAAAAAAATATATAACTTCGCCTATATATATATAATATATACTTATAATATAAGTAGACCTTAAACAACCTAACCTGTAAATTATATATATGAATTATATATACCCTTATTTTTTAAATAAACTTGTAGCTTTTTCTGTAGTTCTTCCACCAAAGTAAGCTAACACTACTGCCATCATAACTTTCTCAAAAGTATCATTCCAAGTTGCGTTTATGTGAAAAGGTATGGTTTCTACACTATCTAAAATACCTGCTAAAGAAAATATAATGATACACCATACTAAGACAAGAGGTCTTACGTTTTTACTTAACCAAGAGTCAGACATACTATCTGCTTTCCATCTTGATGTTATAGCTTCTATCTCTTTATTTTGTTGATCGTATATAAGCTGTTGTAACTTAATTTTATCGTCTGGTGGTGCATCAGCCTTAGTTATCTCTGCAATCGCTTCCTGTGGGCTTGTAACACCCTTTAAAACGTTTCCTAGTGTAGGGTTTAACATACTTGCAGCTCCAAGCAATACTTGTCCTACTTTTGTTTCTTTAAATTTTTTACTCATAATAAAATCTCCATTTAAGTTGTACAATTAATAAGTATATATTTAGTTCTTCGTAGTTATGATCTGTGTCAGCAGGAAAATAATTAAATCCTAAATTAATTCCGTTTGGCAATAAAAGTATAATTGAAAAGTCCATTAGTAAGTCCAGATTAAATGTGATGGTTTGTCAATATCAATGTCAACGTGAATAAACGTATTAGCAATACCAATACGGTTGAACCCAACATCTAAAAGAATATCTATAAGCTCAAATCTATCCTTAGAATTATTACAATGTATATCTACTGCAAGTCCTTTTAGGTGTGAACTATTAGGAGAAGCTTTATACCCTCTTGCTTTTAAATCCTCATTGTACGCTTCTGTTCTATAGCCACTGTTTATTTTTATTGGCTTATCAAACTTCTCCCTCGCTTGGTCAAGCATCTCTAAAATAAGAGGATTCATATTTTTTCCTGACCCTAATTCATCAGGACTATCAAATTCTGTGTAATTAAAATATCTCATAATTTATAATTAAGTCCGACTTTAATTTCTTTTAAGTTTCTATCCCAATATCTTTGTAAGGTTACTTCACTAAACACCCCTAAGTTTTTACCGATTCTAAATCCAAAAACCGATCCTGCTGAGTAGTCTATCCAATCTCCCTCTACAAAGTTATTATATGAATATCTTTCATCTCCACTCATTAACTGGTGTTTAGTTAGTATGTTACCATATAAATGCACCCAGAAGTTCTTAGTGTAATGATAGAAATCTACACCTGCAACTACTGACAAATCTGCAAAGCTACCTATCTGTGCTAACTCCTCTTTATTGTAACGATTAACTACACCCTGAAATACTCCATTTCTATAGTCTGCATCACTTGCTGCTATTAAGTTACCCTCTTGATTAAACCATTGATAATCGTAACCCATACTTTCTCCTGTTGATGGATTTATCATTTGATATAATTGGTCTGTGTGTCCTGCAAAGTTATAAGCTAGTGTCCACCAATAATTATCGTTGAGGTAATCCATAATTGGCAAAAAGCCATAAGCCTTTTCATAAGTCCTATAGATTGAGCCTATGCTTACACTTAGTTTCTTACCGATAGGCAATCTAAATCTAACCTCTGCACTTTTGTAGTCTATGTCTATTAGTTCGTTTTTTTGGTACTCTCCTTTTACTAACCAATACTTAGCTAAATATCTTACAAATACTTCTTGATTGTCAAACTCTCTACCTTGTTGTCTACCTCTTGAATATTCGTATAGATACTCTAAACCTTTGTAAGCTCCTATGTTTGACTTAACAGATTGATTCTTTTCTGATCCGTCATAAAACTTGTTTCTATCTTCATACTGAAAGAAAGCTAACTTCCTAATCCCATAAGTAACCATCATATCTGACGGATGTTTACGAGTTGTTTCTATTAAGTCGTTTTGCTGTGTTACTATAAATGTCTGTGGTGCTTGTATTGAGTTGGTTTGTGAGTAAGCTCCGTATATTGTAGAATACTTAAACACCTTTTTAAAGATGTTATCTTTTTTTTCTTGTGCGTTTATGCTTACGATACTTACGAATAATGCGATTATTATATTTCTCATCTTTTGATTTGTTAATTAATTTTATTGTTAAGTGTAACGCAAAACCACCTATTGTTGTAGCTAATAAGTCTTTCGTGTCAAACTTACCATATTGAATATAGTCTAAACTCTCTTTACCAAAACCTACCATAAAAGCAGTACCGATAGGAAAGTCTAATTTGTTTCCTGTATATTCTGTTACTACTCCTGCTCCGAAATGATAGTATTTATCCTGTCCTATTTGCGCTAAACTTAACGTACTTAAAAGCGTTGCGACAATAATAAGTCTATATGTTCGTTTAGTTGCTCTTTCCAATCTTCAGGTAATTTAAGGCTTATGCCACTTTCAATTCTTAATTCTTCTTCGCCATCGTTAAACAAAACAATAGTAGGATAATATTTTATGTCTTTAAACTTATCAGGAGATTTAGATACAAAATAGGTTTTACTATTGTAATCTTTATAATCTTCTAAAGTTACTTGTTCTGCAAATGATGCTGTATACTGAACTATCGAAATAGATTCAGTTTGAGCATTAATCGCAACCGTTACAAAAAGGGCAATTACCGTTACACTCCATTTCATCTTTGTTTACTAATTTGATATAATCTCTCATCAATCTTTTGTAGTTGGTCTTTGACTTCTTTTACATCTCCACTTAATACATCAGTCTTTTCCTCAACTCTTTGGATTGTGCTTCTCACTAATTCATCTTTGTACTGAAATTCTACAGGGTTTACACTATTTGTTTTAAGTGTATCTATGTCTTCTGTATTAGCAGCTACACTACTTTGTAAAGTAAAGTAAATACCAAACAAACTAGATAAGCCTACTACAGCTCCAATAATCTCTTTTAAAGATAAACTAAATTTACTTTCAGGATTCAGCTCTGCCATTACATTTTGTTTTCTTGGTAAGACACCCCCATAAATCCGTGCATACCCTCGCTATCTAAATCAATAGCATAAGACTTCCATCCGTAAGGATGATCTACACTTACATTACCATCTTCATCAGTTTCTTCAATGTCTTTCCAAAGAACATCAACGTGATACTTTTCAGAAAGCACAGGTGCTTTAGTTTCCTTGCCATCATTATCATATTCGCCTTGTTCTAAGACAATATTACCTAGTTTAACGATAGTATGTTTATGATTTGGTACATCGTTACCATCTTCATCTTTAACACTTGGTAAAGCGTTTATTTTACCTAATGCTTGTTCTTCTGAATCAAACTCGTATTTACTTACTTTTATCATTTTTTTTAATTTTGTATTCTTTCCACGCTTCTGGCTCTTTACCATCCCACTCTACGATCATAGAATTACCATCTAATACAATTCCGTGTGAATGAGGTGTTGGAATACTGTTATACATTTCAATTAATTGCTCTCTACTTTTAAATTTATATTTCATTTTAACTTGTTATTTTAGTTAATAATATATCTACTTCTGAATCTGTCATTTCTTTAGTGTTATATACTCTTATATCTCGTATCTTGCCATAGAAAGTATTAGTGTTTCCTGCACCTTGTAATTGTAAAACATTCATACCTGATGGCATATTAGTAGATATTGAGTTTGCAACTTGGCTGCCATTAAACCATAAATCATTATCTCCTGATTTAAATTTATATGCTATTTTATTAAATACAGATAAATTTGGCGCATTATAATCTATCAAACCTGCATTTTGATGTATTCTTAACCTGTTTTCTGAGGCTTCATCAAACTCAAAAGCAATTCTATTACTTATTGTTCCATCTGATATTGATATTCTTCTTGATTTAGAGCTATCAAAAGTTGTTTGTACTTCTAAGTATAATATTCCCTCTGAACTTTCAAAGATAGAAGATGTACCTGCACCATTACAGGTTTCGCTCGCACGAGTCTGAACGCTTCCGTTTGTTGGTATGTAGCTTGTTGCATATGATTGCTGCTCGAATTGTACACCCCACATATAAAAAGACCTATTGTCAGAATCTTGATTAGCAAAAAATGGATAAGTGTCAGTTGCCAAAGGTGTAATTGTAGTCTTTACAGGCACAGTTGATGGAAAAGTCGCAGTTACAGATAGTCTATAAAAATCTCCTAAGGTTGTAAAAGATGCTGAGCCTGTAGTTGTACCACTTAAATTTAAAGTTTTAAAAGTATTAGTGTTAAAATCAAAATTTGTTCTTACTCTTTCACTACTTGAGCCAAAGCTAATTCCTAAATATCTACCTTTATTATTTTTTACATAAAAACTTAGAGTATAAGTACCTGCACTTAATGAAATTGCATTTTGCAAGTCAATACTGTTAGTTGATGTTGTATAAGATGTTTCTTGTATTAAAGAGGCATTTAATTCGCCTGTTGGAGAAATAACAGCATTTGGTGTTACAGTAAGTTTGTTTTTTGCCCAATAACTTTGACTAAAGTCCTCGCTATAAGTAACTAAGTTTGTGCTTTGTGGCTCTAATAAAAGTGATGGCTTTGTGTTTACTAAACCTCCCTCTATTTCATAATTTAATCTTGCTCTGTCGCCTAATACTTCTTTAATAGAAACATTGTCAATTTTTATTGTACTATTATCTGTATTATTTCTAAATAAAAATACTGTACCTGCTGTAGTATAATCTATTGTATGTGTACCCTCACTATTGGGAGCTGTAACATAAGAGCCTCCATTATGATAATCTAAAAGTGCATTATTACTATTACTTACAATAGTGTATGTTAATTTATATTTTTTTCCTGATGTTAAAGCTATAAAAGAATTTACATTGTTCGTAGCGTAAACTCTAACAGTTGCAGTTGTTCTTTCTATTGTTAAAAGACCATCACTTATACTTGCGCCTGTATCAGCAGATTGCCAACCTAAAGTCCAACTTGTACTTGTAACTGTGCCACTTTGTGAAAAATCTCCGTTACTAACTTCCTCACTACCATAATAACCTACTCTTTCTATTAAACCCTCACTATTCACACGAGTAGCATCCGAATCTCTATTAAAGTCAAAATCAGCATCCGTTGAGTTAGGAAATACAGAATGTACTTTGCCTGAACTAACTGCTGAGGGAATCATAAATAAACTTGGTATATCCATATCTTATAAATTATCTATTACTTTTTTAACTTCGTTTAATGCTTCTACTGTAAAGGATGCTGTCCTTGTTACAAAATTGCTATATATTGATGATGCTGTTACGCCTGTTAGTTGCATAAGTTGTGATTCGCTTAATGCTTCGTTATATACTGCTAAACCTTTTACTTTTCCGTAGAAGTCTTGACTACCTGCTGCATCATTAAAATCTATTTCATTTAAAACTCCTGCACCAAAAGATGTTGAGCTTGTACTTGTAGTAACTTCTGTTCCATTTACCCATAAAGCAAAGTCAGATGCTTTCCACTTATAAGCTATTTTTAATGTATCTGTGATTGTATATGCTTCAGTACTTATATTTCCGTTTGTTGAGCCTGATACTTGTATAAAACCTTGTACTCTATTTGAAACATTATCATATCTTAAAACTACACGATTTGAACTACTACCATCAGATATTGAAATACTCCTACGACTGTTATCATTAACTAATGCTTGTATCTCTGCATATAAAACACCCTCTGTACTATTTACACTTGGTTTAGAATTGTTACAAGTTTCACTCGCACGAGAAATTATTGTTCCTGCTGTAGGTATGAACGAAGTAGCGTATGATTCCTGTTCTAACTGTGCGCCAAATATAGATACATCAGCGTAATTAGATGTAGATTCAGTATGTCTTAATCTTATTCTAAAAGCAGAGCTTGTGGTTGCGTTGTTAAGTGTTGCTTCAAATCTTTGCCATTCGTTTGTTACTGTAATTATTTCATTAGCTCCTGATGCCTTTGTAAAATTCATTACATAGTTAGAATCTGTATTTGATTTTATATAAACGGAATTAGTTATATTTCCTACAGAAGTAGTTAGAGATGTAGCAAGTTGAGAAAAATCTGAATTGGTTGCTCCATTTAAATTGAATACAACTCTATCTGCATTTCTTGTACCATCAGGTGAAATTGCATAATTACTTGTTACAACAGGAGCAGAAGCAATGCCTACTTGTTGTTTTGTCCAAAAGGTTTGTGTGTAATCATTACTAAACGTAATAAGATTCGTAGAACTATTCTCTAAAAGTAAATGTGGTTTATCTTCTACTACTCCATTTGTTATATCGTAACTTAATCTTGGTCTATCGCCTAAAACCTCTTTAACAGAAATTAAAGATATATTACCTGAGTATGCAGCTCCTGTTCCAACATATAAAATTCCATTTGTGTTAGAAGCAGCAGTAAGAACTAATTTTCTTGAACCACTACCAATAGTAGTACCTACAGTATTACTACCTAAATATACAGTTATAGGTTGGCTTGTGATTATATTGACTTCATAAGTTTTATTTGCTTCTACAACATTAGATTGTTGTATATTATGAACACTACCACTTGTATATTCAACCTGATTGTTTCCAAAACTAAAGCCTGAACTTAAAGTCCATCTATCATTAGGGTCTACTTGTTTTACTGATACGTTTTGTATTCTACCATCAAAACCTTGTGAACGTAATCTAAATGTAGTTGCACCTGCAACCCCATAAGCTGTATAAGTTCCGTTTTCTAAGATAGATAATACAGCATTACTGCTTGAAGTTCCTAATCTAACTGACAAAGCACTTGATGTCATATTAGTTACAGTTATAACTACTTTATATGTTTTTCCTATTGTTAATCTGCTTACTTGGTCTAATGGTGCATTAGTTCCATCACTTTCAGCATAACCATTCGTAATTACCCACCCTGTTCCTTTTGACCAATCACTATCCGTAGCGAAATCTCCATTGATTAATGCTTCGCTTCCTAATTCACTAAAGTTTCCGTTCTGTACTAACTCACTTGAGAAATATCCTACTTCTTCTATTAAGCCATCTCGGTTGATTCTTGTTGCGCCTGTTGATCTATCAAACGTAAAATCGCCTTTACCATTGTTAGGTAAAACTGAATGTAGCTTAGAATCGCTTACAGCACTTGGTATTTGTAATAAACTTGGTATCATAATATATAATTGTTTATATCGGATTCTACATTGTATTCTTCTACTAAACCTAAATAGCTTAATCTATTGTAATAATTCATATATAGTTCGTGGTTGTTGTAGCCTGTTAGTTTCTCTAATTCTAAGTCAGTAAGAGCTTCTTTAAATACTGCCAAACATTTTATCTTGCCCTCATAATCACTTATGTTGTTGTCGTTTATTTTTACTTCATTTAAAGTGTTTGCAGAAAATGTAGCACCTAAACTGTCAGAATTTACTTCCCTACCATCTACATACATAGAAAAATCGTTCAGTTTCCATTTTATAGCAACTTTCTCAAACTCTGTCATATCTATTGATTGATATATATAGTCAAACACAGTTACGCCACCCACTGTAACTCTTGCGTTAATTTTATCTGTTGCTCTGTAAAATAGTTGAACTTTGTTGTTTTGTGTTCCATCAGATATTGATAAGTCATCAAAAGCACCTGCACCTGTGAATGCTGCAAACTGCAAATAAAATACTCCCTCTGTAGAGTTTATTAAGTCACTGTTTCCTGCATTGTCTGCTAAATCTTGCGACCTTGTAACTGTACTTCCTGAGGTGTGTATTAGAGATGTTGGATAGCTTCCTACTTCAAGTTGTGCGCCATATATATAAACACCCCCACTATCTGTTACTGTTGTAGAATTATCGTTATCTGCTAAATAAAAAGCTATAACTGCTCCTGTTGTTATAGTGTATGTTATAATACATCTATACCAATCATTAGGCATAGCTATCATTTCTGCTGTAACACCTGAAGCTACTGTTCCTACTTTACCTGTTTCTAAATTAAAATATGTTCTATCAGCATTTGCATCATATCCTACTATAAAATTTTTATCTTTCTTTTTTGCATATATGCTTTGTGTATATGTTCCTGATGCTAATCCTAAACCTCCAATAAAAATAGACCCTGCATTTGTTTGTCCTGATTGCTGCTGTAATAAAGTTCCATTATTTAATCCATCAGGCGAAGTGATTTGATTTGCTGTATCTGTTGTTCTTGCATTACCCCATTGAGTAAAGTCTTGTGAGTATGTAAGTAAATTCTGTCGCTGAGGTTCAAGCAAGATACTTCCCTCTCCGTTTGTGTAATCTATTCTTGGTGTGTTTGTAGCTACTGTTTCTATAAGATAATCTTCGTTGACTCTTGTTCCTGTTGAGTTTCTGTCAAAGTCAAAGTCGGCATCTGTTCTTTCTCTTAATGTGAATTTTGTAATTTGTGTATCAGTAAACGAGGCAGCTGCGTAAACACCTACATAAACATAATTTGCGTTTGCTGTAAATATAACTGAGTTTAAGCCTGATGTTGGGTTGCTCAATACTACTTGCGCACTTGTTAAATTTATGTTGTTAGACATTCTTATTTGCGCTGTAATATTTTGTGATATATTAAATTGTAATTCGTATGTTTTACCACTTTCAAAAGTAGCTAAAGAATAGCAATTATTACCACTCCCTGAAGATACCATCTGTGTAATAGTAGTGCCATTGGAGCTAAACGAAGAAAAATCGTTATTAGTCCAAGAACTTACAAGCTCCTCTCCATAAGGTATTGCAGGTTTTATAGAATATAAGTAGTCCTCAGCATAAGCTGTAGGTGTGGTTATTATGGATGCTTTTTGTAGTAAACTCATTGTATATTCTCTAATAGTTGTATAGTCATTGTGTTGTTCTCGTATATCTGCACTCTCCTGTTTAAATCAGAAGTCAAATACTCTACTATATAATCATCTCCCCAACTATTGGTTGTTGTTGCGTTGCCCCAATAACTCTCGCTGTATGATTTGCCCCAATTTATCGTATTTGCCATTTAAATACTGTTTTAATTTAATTATATTTTTTTCTTTTGGTTTGTATATCACAATACCCATCCGTTAAATGTAGCATCTGAATCAGGGTAGACATCGCCTCCTGTATTCTGATTATACTCAGGAAATAAATTACTATTGTTGTTGATGTAATCTAAAAACCTTTGTGTATAATACTCTGCTGTGTTTCTTGCTTTGTTTACTAAGTAATCTACCTCAGTCTTTGATACTGTTTCAGCATTTTCTGAATTACCTTTGAAAATACCATTTTGTTTTATAGAATAAGCTGCATAAGGAATGTACTCTGCTTGTGCATACCATATTAACATAGGTTGTACATAGTCGTTTACTAAGGTCTCATAGTTTCCTGTTAGACCTGATCCTGCTATGTCTGCACCTATCTTGTCATATAGTTTAGTTCCTAAATAGTTTCTTATTTCGATTTGTTGCGCTAGTTTAATAAATTGTATAAACTTATCAGTATCAACATTACCATCAATAATACTGTTCTTGACTAAATCTGTTCTCGATATGAATAATACTGTTGCCATAATTATTTACTTATTCCTATTCTATTTGCGTATGCTGCTGTGTATCCTTTGTAAGGCATATCCTTTGGCTTCATAGCTACTTTCTTTGCGTTTTTAGGGGGTGTAAAGCCTCGTCTCTTAGCTTCTGAATCATATAGCTTTTTACCTAAACTTTTACTTCCGTCTTTTCTTAAATACGTTCTACGAGACCAGTAATGATTGCATCTAGCACCACCTTTGTAAAGCCAGATGCTATAAAAATTAGAGCCCCCTTTTCCAAAACCAGCATTAACAGCTACTTTATCCATAGCTTTAATATCTTCTTTACGATATACTTTTTTAGCTGCTACCATTTTTTGACAAAACAATCTTGACGTAGACCTAACTCTTTCTGGTGCATATTTGTATCTTACTAAGAATGTATAGCCTAATAATTTACCTGCTTTAGTTGTTCCGTCTTGCTCACTATCTCTATAAGGTTTTGCGCTTCCTGTACTTGCTAATTTAATTTCATTGTTTGCGTTTTCAATTAACTCATCCATCTCATCGTCAAATTCATAATTAACTTCAGATTCATCTATTAAATCAAAATCTTCTAAAAGCTCATCTTCATCTTGCCCTAAATCAATTAAGTCTTGCGCTATATCATCTCTAAACTCATCCTCTGCGCTTAACTTAACCCCAGTTTCTTCTTCTTTAGTTTCCTCATCTTGTACGTTTTCTAAATCTGTAAATTCGAGTGGCTGAAGCGTTTTAAAGTATAAATGCAAAGAGATATCGTTGTAAGCTAGTATTTTATCAAACGCATCAATTAAAAGCCCTTGAAAGCTCTTAATAACTAAGTTGTCAAACAGTATAGAAGCTGTCTTTAATTCATCTGCGTTGTTTCCAAGACCTGTATCATCCTTAATACCAAATAACATAGGACTTACAATTCTATGAGATACCATTATCTTTTTAGAACTCTCGTTGCTTAAGAACTCGTATTGTTGGTGTGCATCACTTAACTGAACAGGCTCAATACTTGCTGCTGTTTCAGGATTGTCGTTAAATGCTAAAATAAATTTACCTGCATTACTTGAGCCACTAAACTTTTCGTAGATTCTTCTTTCTATCATTTCTCTTTGTTCAGGATCAGGAGTTCCATTGTTGAAGTTGATTAACATACTTGGTGCAAGTCCGTTTAGTATGTTGTTTAAATGGAAGTTAGATATTTCCTCCTCTAGTTCTGCGTATTGTGTACCACCTTGATAATCTACAGGACTATAATACTTAAAACCTGCTCTATAAGGCTTTATGTAAAGTATCTCTAATCCCTCTTTAGAAGTTCCAAATGCAGGTATTCTTTTTAATTCGTCTCCTCGCCTGTACTTTGTCCAATCATTAAAATAATAGTAACCCTCTATATCTCCTTTGTCATTGCATTTCTCAGCTCTTAATGTTTCAACAGGCATATGTTCTAGTTGTACAATTCTGCTTCTGTCTTTAGAATAAATAACTTGTACTGCACATTGACCCATCAATTTTAGATCATAACATAATTTTCTTACACAATCATTGTTAAATAATGACTTCATTTGTGCATACTCATTAGGTTTTTTATTTGAATTAGTAGCGTCTAAGCCTTTACCAAAGATCATCTCACTAACACCATTTATAATAGCGTTGTTTGTAGGACTTCCGTTGTATCTGTCTATTAGGTATTGAAAGTAGTTGTTATCCTCTCCATACTCTATGAAGTCTTTGCCTCTTACTTCCTTTACTACAGGAGATGTGTAAGTGCTTAAATTTACAATACTTAAATCTGATTTATTTTTCATATTACAATATAATCATTATCATAGACATCGTTTCCTGTTGGTACTGTGTATTCTGCGTTGTTTACAGAATAAGATGATACAGTTTGATTTGTGCAGAAAACTTTATCCTTATATATTACATTACTTCCCTCTTTTAAAGTAAGATCATAAAATCTACCCTCTACAAGTACAGGACTTAATGCTTGTGATAACACTAAATAGTTTTTGTCTGTAGTTGTGCTTATTGTGTATGTTGTTGAGGTGTTTGTTGAATCATCTCTCAAAATCATACTTACAGAACTTGCATAACTTCTTGGTATTACTTTCAATGTCTGAGCTGATGCAGATGTCGTTAAGTGTATCATACTTATATAACGTATAAAGTTTTAATTTTGTGTATAAAAAAAGGGAGTCCGAAAACTCCCCTTTAAAACAAAACTAATCTATTTATGAAAACTTATATAAATATAAGAAATTAATTTTAGTTAGGTGTTATTTGTGTTGCACTTGCATCTCCTGTTACTACAGACCCTGTAATAAAGTAAGGTGGTGCAGTTTCTTGTGCTACCATTGTTAATGTAAATCCACTAAGGTCTCCCATAGCAGCTCCACTTACAATCGATCCTCCTGTTACCTCAGCTCCGTGTTCTAAGCCTACAACAAAGTAATTGCCATTATAGTCCTCTACAAAAACGTGTGGTCTTGCGTGTGCAATTAATTTTAATTCTTCTTGTGTAAGTTTGTCAATGAATGTAAGTGTTAAGTTTAATGTGGTTTCATAGAAAGTAGTACCATTTTCTCTTGAGCTATTGATTGCAGTTTCTAAAGATGAATTACCTTTAATATCAAACTGAAATAAAGCAGGGCTTCCTGCTAAAGCAGTAACCTCACCTGAAGCAATCGTAGCAGCACCGAGAGTACCATAATCAGCAAAGTAAACAGTTTTTAAACCACCTACCCCTGATTTACAAGGTAACTTTCTTCCCGTTGTTAGTAAACAAGCCATAAGTTATTGATTTTCAATTAGTTAGCATTTCAGCTAACAATTATTAGTTATTAAAAAAGGGTAGGCAGAATACTACCCACCCCTTTAAATG